GGGCTTTCCTCTTCATTCTGAAGCAGGATGGAAGGGAGCCGGAGAAGTACAAGCCAGATGGGATCGGGAACGCAAGCCATATCGGGATTTACACAGCGACCGGGCTGGGGGCAATCAATTCCTCTTCCAGTCATGGCTGTGTGTGTGAAAGCAAGTTCGCAGGGAAAGCCATAAATGGTGGCTGGAACCGAGTTGGGCTTTGGGACAGGATCGACTATGGATTTGGAGGTGGCGAAAAGGTGAGCTATCAGGCGAGAGTGGTAGGCGGTGCGCTGAATCTTCGGGCCAGCGCATCAAAGACCTCCGACAGGCTGGCGCAGATTCCTGACGGATCTGTACTGCACGTGGAGGAGGAAGACGGCGAGTGGGCAAAGGTGACCTATAACGGAAAGACCGGCTGGGTGATGAAGCAGTATCTTGAAAAGACGGAAACTGACAGCGATACCATTGTGATTGAGAAAAAGGAGCTGGAAGCCATCTACGACAAAATCGGAGACTGGCTTGGCCTGAGGGGGTGATACCGATGCCTAACGTAGAACTGAGCGGGAGCAATGTCATCATTACGCTCGCCATCATCCTGATCGTGCTTGAAGGGATCAGCGTACTGTCCAAAGGCGTTGAAGCATGGAAAAAGCTGACGGGCCGGGACGAAAGAGCAAAAGAGATGTCGAGCGTCAAAGAGCGGCTTGCGTCCATCGAGGTCTGGAGGGGAACCGTTGAGACCCGGCTGCAGCAGGGGAATAAGAGGTTTGACGATAGTGCGAAGGACATGACCGAAATCTTGAAGACGCTGCATCGGATTGTCCAGCATCTGCAGAGCGGGAATGACCATGAGAAGTTAAAGCAGACGGACGAGCAGCTCTTTGCGTATCTTGTCAATCGCGGAGTGAATCCGCAGACGCTTGAATGAGGAGGAGATATCATGATTGATTGGAAGCAGTGGCTTAAGGCGGCTTTGATCCGGGCCGTACGTACTTTTGCTGAAGCGGCTCTTGCGTATATCGGGACTGGGGCCGTGGTTCTGGGTGATGTGAATTGGCTTGCGGCTTTGTCCGCTGGAGCTTTCGGATTTGTGACGGCGATTCTGCTTGCTCTGACGGGTCTGCCTGAAGTGCCGGAGGAGAAGAATGAATGAACCGGTGATGATTCCGTATTTCGCTCACGAGGGCGAAATGACACGGATGGAGCGAGTCAACAAGCGGTTGTGGGTGCTGATCATCGTACTGATTGTTGCTCTTCTGGGAACCAACGCAGGGTGGATTATTTATGAAAGCCAATTTACCGAGACGGTCACAACGATTGAGCAGCAAGTGGATACCGGAGAAGGAGCGGCTGTTGTAAGCGGAACGGGGGATGCTATTTATGGCGAGAGTGGTGCAGCGGATCACAATCCGGACACGGACACGGGTTCGGACAGGTAATACCGGCGGGACAAAAACTTGCCCTACTTGCGGCGGCTCCGGCAAGGTGAAAGCATGAGCTTGACGGAGGATTTCAGCCGTAGTCAGCTGGAAATCCTGATCCATGAGTGGATCAACGGCGAGAATGCCGAACGGAACCGTAAGCTGACAGCAAGAAGGCTTTTTGATGGGATCACCTTTGAAAGGCTCGCGGAGGAGTTTGATCTGTCTCCGAAGCAGGCCAGAAACGTTTTTCACAAGTGCGAACAGATTATTTTCAAGCACGTCCCCGGCTGACTGCCGGGGATTTTTGTTTAAAACGCAAATGCCTCTATTTGCGACAAAATGGCACCTCTCGCGTGTTCAATTCGTAAATGAGTAAATACTCATTCAAGACCTGAGACGTGGGTTTTTGGCTCGGACATTGGCGCATCCAACATCCTACGTCCTTGAAAAATATTTTCAAAAATTTTTCAGCCTTATTTTTCCCCAAATCCATGGAACCACAACGAGAACAACAAAGTCTGAAAAATTTTGTTGATGGAATTTGGAAAACCCTTGGCGAGACCAACATTCTCGTTTTTCAAACCACAAGAAAAGCCTGGTTCTACCAACATTTCATAAATTTGACTTTCTATAAAGTTTTTAGTAGAATAGATGCTGTTGGGAGGCACTTGAAGGACAGGACACACTTGAAGGAGGACACGGAAATGATGAATCTGGAACAGATCGCTGCCAAGGCCAACGAAAAGGAGTTCAATCTGAATGGCTACGAAATCCGCAATGCTGTGAAGGTGGCGAAACGGCGCAACGGAGGAAGGCTCTGCGAGATTACTGGATGGTACTCCAAAGGGATGAGCCCGGACACCCTTTTCCGCACCGTTGTATGTGAAATCTGCGATGATCTGACCGGCGAACGGCTGGATGACGTGATCATTGAGTGCTGCATGTTTGACCGCCGCAGGAGCTTCATCCGCAAGACCATTGAAGAGATCAAGTGAGGAGGGCAAGACAATGACCACGAAGGAACAGGAACGCAAGGTGCTGGCGCAGATCAAGAAGCTTGTTGACGGACTGGGAGCGGATAGCTACATCGGGACAGCCTTTGAAGGCTGCTGGGAGATTGCGGAGCAGAACATCGAAAACGATTGGGCCTGCTCCATGAAGGACAGAGCAGAAACGGCGGAGCGCAAGTTCAACGCTCTTGAGCTTCGGTACAAGCAGGACACGGAGCATCTCCGGGCAGTCAAAGAGCATCTGGAGAAGAGCCGAGACGAAGCGCAGACCAAGGCCGCAAGCAATTTCCAAGAAGCGGTTAAGCACGTGGAACGGGAACGGGAGCTTGAAGCCGCAGTCGAGCAGCAGAAGCAGGATCAGCTCAAGGCGGTAAAGGCAATTGACGATCTTGGCGAGCAGCTCAAGCAGAAGGATTGGGAGATCATGAAGCTCAAGGCAAGGCTGTTCGATCTGATGAACGTCTGACATCGGCAGACGGGAGCCGGGTTCCGGCTCTCGTAGCCGCTGCCAGATGGCACGGAGAAAGAGAGGGCAATCAAATGAGTTATCAGGGAGCAATTAACATAGCAAAGGGATACGGCTATTTCATCCAGTACAGCCGCAATCCAAAGGGCTACGAGGTTGCCAGATATTGCGGCGACGAGAAGGAAATTGAGTGCTTCGGAACCTACGATGACTGCATGAATAAGCTTGCAGAGCTTGGCTATCAGGTCTTAGAAATCATGATGGGCATTTGATTGAGACACGCCGAGCCGGGGCGGCTAATCCCCGGCAGAAAGGAACGGAAGATGTTTAAGAAGTTGTTAGACGAACTGCTTGAAGCCAAGACGGAAGCGGAAATCACCAACATTCTTTACAGGACAAAGTCCGACAAGGAAGATTGGGGCGTTGACCTTGCTTATCAGCACGAAAAGCTGAACTGGAACGATCACGAACGGCTTTTCAAGCTTGCAGACCGGTTGCTGGAAACGGTTTGATTTCGGAAGACAGGGGACGGACGCCTCCCCTTGTAGCCGGAACAAGATTCCGGAGAAAGGATTTGGAGATGGACAGTATCGCAACAAAAATCTGGCTGTGCGCCGAAGATCTGACAGGGTACGCAAGCGAGCTTTAGAAGAAGGGCAGAACCGAAAGCTCCGATGGCTTGCGCGAGATCATCGAACAGATCGAGAACCTTATTGATTACATGGAAGACCATCCAAGGAAGTAAGACAGACCGAGCCGGTGCGGTATAATCCCCCGGCCTTTGAAAGGAGCAGCCGAAAATGTTTGTTTATCCTTCAAGAGCACAAGTTGAGCGAATTAGGGCAGCTTATCCGGCAGGAAGCCGGGTTGAGCTGATCCGAATGGACGATCCTTACACGCATTTGCGTGAGGGCGATCAGGGAACTGTTATCGGTGTTGATGATATGGGCCAGATCATGGTCAATTGGGATCGGAACAGCAGCTTGTCGCTGATTCCGGGTGAAGATGAGTTTCGGAGGATCAAGTGATGGAACGAGTTGGTTGGTGGTATTACATGACTCAAAGGCCACCGGCTCCTGGAGCGCAGCCGAAACGTGGTTTGCTCAAATACTTTGAGTATGAAAACCGGCTTTATGTTGAAGCGATTGGGCGCTTTGCGTGGGGGTCAGTTGTTTATGACAGACCGTTGACGGATGAAGAGATTGATGATTACGAGCTTGTTCCGATGCCGGAAAATCAATGGGAGAACGGAGGATACAAAGATGAAATTTGATGCTTATCAGATGGTCACTGACCGGATTTGCGAAATGCTTGAACAGGGCTTCATCCCGTGGGATAAGCCGTGGGCGATGGCAAAAACATCTGCTTGGAGCGGATGCGACGGACACATTTATTCTCTGATCAATCAATTCCTTCTCGCTGATCCTGAGAAGAAATACAACGATTGGGATGAGCTTGAGAAGGATATTGCCGGCGAATGGGTAACTTTCAAACAGGCGATTGACCGTGGCGGTTGCGTCCGCAAGGGCGAGAAAGGCCGAAAGATCGTATTTTTCACGATGCTGCCGGAAAAGGACGAAGACGGCAACGAAACCAAGCGCTTCTTCCCTTACCTCAAGTGGACAACAGTTTTCAAGGTTGATCAGTGTGACGGTATTGAGCAAAAGTTCCACAAGGATGCTGATAACCTGTACGATTTCAACAACAACCAGACCGCAGAAGAGGTTGCGCTTGACTACATCAATCGTGAAAAGATTGCGCTTAATATCAAGCGGAGCAACAGAGCTTGCTATTCCCCGGCTTCTGACACCGTTACGATGCCGATGCCGGAACAGTTTGAGAACAACGCTGAGTATTATTCAACGCTTTTCCACGAGCTTACGCATTCGACTGGACACCAGAAGCGGTTGAACCGGATTGTCAAGGCGGCAGCTTTCGGTGATGACGATTACAGCGTTGAAGAGCTTGTGGCAGAAATTGGCTCTGCTTCAATTCTCGCCACGCTTGGGATCGAGAATGATAAAACCTTCAGGAACAGCGCAGCGTATGTGCAGAATTGGCTTAAAGCGCTTAGAAACGACAAACGGCTGATTGTTACCGCTTCCAGCAAAGCGGAAAAGGCGATAAAGATGATTCTGAACATCAAGGAGGAGGATCGGGTTGCGAAAAAGGCAGAAGAGTGATAAAGTGTTTTTCGGGAGGGTGATGCACATGCCTATTGGCAGACCACGCACGCGCACGGATGGAGACAAATACAATTACGACCAACAGTATATCAGGTCGAATGTTACTTTCATCAACGTTTCATTTAACCGCCGGAAGCCGGATGATGTAGCCATTTTGAATTGGCTAAACGGTTTGAATGAAAGCAAGGTTGGATACATAAAGCGATTGATTCGAGAAGACATGGAAAAATAATTGCCGAGCGAGAAGGGCCAGATAATGGCCCTTTTTATGTTGCTTTTTTTGAATGCATATATTTGCGCCAAAAAGGCACCTTACTGGTGCGCAAGCCTTTGAATGAGTAAATACTCAATTATGATCGCAGACATGGGTAATTGTCTCGGAGTTTGGCCCTACAAACAATCTACGGCCAGCAAAAATAATTATAAAAATTTTTCTTGCTTTTTTGAACCATAATTAAGTAGACGCTGTCTACTCCAACAGTACCGTGAGAAAACTTTTTTCGATATTTGGAAACGTCTTGGAAATTACATAGTTTTCACTTTTAAAAAACAACGCGAGGCTTGACGAGAACAAGGTTTTTGAAATTTGACTTTCTATAAAGTTTTTAGTATCATTATGGGTGTTGGGAGAAACCGCAGGACAGACTTGAAGGAGGACGCAAAGATGGCAATCAAAGCTATGAACGAGACAACCCTGAGCCAGCTCAAGCGTGGAGAGTACTTCACCCTGAAGCCTTTCATCTACCCCACCGCTGATCAGGTTTTCATCAAGGGCGCGTTTGACCGCAAGGCCAACAAGTACGACTGCGAGCGGTACAACGCCAAGTGCCGGGACGGCGCTTCCCGGATGCTGAAGGGCGATCACCTTGTTTACACCGGCTTCGTTTTTTGAGAAGGAGGACAGGACAATGATGAAGCTTTCCCAGATGAACGTCAAAGAACTGCGTGATTACCTCGAGTTCCTTGGGGCTGACAAGAAAAGGCTTTACGGCACCAGCAAAGAAGTTTTGCGGCTGATGGCTTACGAGCTTGAGCGCACGGATGGTGAAACTTGGTACGTGGTTATGAACGGCGAAGTGATCTACAAGGGCTACGAAATGCGCTGCGGCTACACGATCAGCAAGGACGAAACGGGCGAAATGGAAATGGGGCCTGCGAAAGAGTTTATGGGATGGGATTATGATTGCTCCGGCAGCGAAACCAAGAATCGCGTGACGGATTGACGGCTGGCGAGCCGGCGTGATAAAGTATCTTTAAGGAGGACAAGACGATGACAAGCCCCAAAGTGATTAAGGAAACCGAGAATTACAGGGTAATTGAACGGGTTGGAAATTCTGGCAGATACCTCCTTCAGCGGCGCAATGGAATCTGGCGGGCGATTCAAGAATACAAGAGCGCAAGCGCTGCCATTCGCAAGATGGACAATCTCGAGCAGGTTAGAAAGTAACACGGGCCGAGCCGGGGCGGCTAATCCCCGGTATTGGAGGTTTTCGATGGAAATTATATGGAACAATAACCCCAACGATACAAGGCAGATTCCGGACAACCTGATCCCTGAACCTTCCTGCGGTTCCTGCATTTTCAATGACGGGAGCCATTGCACAAAGGACTGGAATGATCTGGACAGCTCTTACTATCTCCCGGAACGGGATGACCGGGAACCCTACGAAGCCTGTGATGATTACAAATGGGATGAAGAAACGATAAAGGAGGAAGAGAAAATGAAAAACACTGAGATTCACGAGATGCTGAAGACCCTGAGCGAGGAACCCAACTTTGACACCTTCGAGGCTTCGCCGAACTTTCACTGCTTCACCGAGCTTTGTGAGGAGTTCGGGTTCCGGCTGGAAGACTTCGGCTCCTATGGCGATCTGTTTGAAGCGCTTGTTCTGGAGGCAGAAAAGCGCGGAGTAAACACGGACGATATCGAGTGCTAAGATACCCCAAAATTGCCTGACCGCAACCTCGCGGTCAGGCTTTTTTTTTGCCAAAATACAGGCGAAAGGAGGATCGATATGCGAGAGCTTATAGCACGGCTTATAGACTGCGGGATGACGCGAGAAGTGGCCCTGCATATGTACGGCGTATTCAAGCGCAGGGGCCAGCTTGATGATTTTGAAAAGTACGTTGAAAGCGTGGAGGAAGAAGTACGTGAGCCGCTGGAAGCAGTATAACGAAAACCCTGCCGGGAGAAATGTCGGCGATTGCGCGATCCGGGCTGTATCCGTGGCCCTTGGAGTTGACTGGGAGACCGCCTTTGCCATGATTGCGAAAAATGCTTTCCAGATGGGAGATATGCCGTCTTCCAACGCCGTCTGGGGATCAGTCCTCCGGCAACATGGTTTCCGGCGGTCTGTGATCCCAAACAATTGCCCGGATTGCTATACGGCAGAGCAGTTCGCAGAGGACAGGCCAGAGGGGATATACGTGCTTGGCTTTGGTAATCATGTGGCTACGATCAAAGATGGTCTGATATATGACAGCTGGGACTCAAGCAAAGAGATCCCACAGTATTTTTGGTGGAAACCGAAGGAGGGAGAGTAAATGGCACTATATAATGCCGGATATCCGGCGAGCTATCAACCGGCTTATCAGCCTTATCAATATCAAAGCCAGCAAGTTCCTGTTCAACAGGGCGGCTTGATCTGGGTCAGCGGCGAAGCTGGCGCGAAAGCATATCTTGTCGCGCCAAATACCACCGTACAGCTATGGGATTCGGAAGCGCAGACTATCTATCTCAAATCGGCAGATGCTTCCGGTATGCCGTCGATGAAGATACTCGACTACACCATACGAGAATCTGCCAAAAACGGCCCTATTAGCCCGTCTATGCCTTTAGGTGAGAATTTATCCAGTTACGCTACAAAGGACGAAATACGGGCCGTTTCGGAGCAAATAACAGCACTCAGGGACAGGGTGGATAATCTGACGAAGCGCAAGCATAGAGAGGAGGATGACAATGGCTAATCCTTTATACCAGCAGATGAACGGGCAAGGTGATCTTCTCCGGCGTTTCCGGCAGTTCCAGCAGATGGTCAAGGGAGACCCGCAACAGCAAGTGCAGCAGCTTCTGAACTCCGGCAAGGTCTCTCAGGAGCAGTACAACCGGGCTGTTCAAATGGCGAATCAGCTGCAGAAGATGATGCTCGGAAAGTAACACAATGTATCAAAATCAATAACTCAAAAGTTTGACAATGTATAACTTTGGTTATCCGTTTAGATTGATTTCTTTCGGCAAGTGCGCATAGCCGATGGAGATAAACAAAAAAAGAAAGGAATGGGAAATATGGCTCTTACAGATGAAAATGGTTCCGGAATGGTCATGCCTGTCGCGCCTATGTACGGAAACGGCGGCAATGGCGGTTTCATGGACGGGAATGGCTGGTGGATTCTGATCCTTTTTCTGCTGCTGGGCGGCTGGAACAACGGCTTCGGAGGCGGCTTCGGTGGCGGTATGAATGATCTGTATCCTTGGATGAACAATTCTCAA